TCGCCCGTGAGCGCGACTCTGAGCACCACAATTACCTCGTCTTCCACTGATATTGTGTTGAGCAATGCTACGGGTTTACCTGCATCTGGATTTATTAAAATTGACAGCGAGATCATCAACTACGGATACATAACAGGCAATACCCTGTCTAACTGCTTCCGTGGCCAGCAAAACACCACTGCGGCGGCTCACACTGCTGGCGCAACTGTGTACTGGGCGCAAGTCCCAGCGGTCACAGTTTGGCCGACTCCTGACAATGCCCAGACGTATCAGTTTGTGTACTGGAGACTGCGCCGTACTCAGGATGCAGGTGGCGGTGTCAACGTCATGGACGTGCCGTTCAGGTTCATCCCCTGCATGGCGGCGGGTCTGTCGTACTACATTGCTGGAAAGATTCCTTCTGGTTTTGAGCGGATACCCATGTTGAAGGCCCAGTACGACGAAGCTTGGCAGATAGCGGCTGGCGAAGACCAAGAAAAAGCGTCTATTCGTTTTGTGCCGCGACAACAGTTTATCGGTTAACGTTAATGGGAAATAGGTTCGCCTCTGGTAAAAATGCGATTGCCCAGTGCGATCGCTGTGACCAGCGTTTTAAGCTAACGCTTTTGAAGCGTGAAGTCATCAAAGGGCGTAACTACGATCTTTTGGTGTGCCCAGAGTGCTGGGACCCAGATCAGCCACAATTGCACTTGGGCGAGTTTCCAGTAGACGATCCACAGGGTCTGCGTAACCCCCGTCCTGACCGAAGTTATGTAATATCTGGTTTACTGGCGGATGGTGAGTCGGGTGGTGGTAGCCGAATCTTTCAATGGGGTTGGTACCCTGTTGGGGGCTCTAGGGCAAATGATGCTGGTTTAACGCCAAATAACTTGGTTTTAGCCGTGCAATTGGGTACAGTTACGGTAGCAACGACATAAGGAGTCGAAATGGACACGAAAACAGTGAAGAAAATTGCCGACAAAGAAGTCATGGCGCACGAAAAACGCATGCACCTTGGCGCAAAAAAGATGGCTGCTGGCGGCAAAACTAACGACATGATGAAGCAATACGGGCGTGGCATGGCTAAAGTTATGGACCAAAAATCTGGGAGCAAATAATGGCTAAATTTAGTAAAAAAATGATGGGCAAAGAAGTTGGCGATGCCGCCACTTATGCCGTGCCGCACACTATGAGTGGCAAATCTGTCAGCATTAACAGTGTTGGCAAATACCAGACTGACCCCAACAACATGAGCGCGGCTGAGTCTACCCCCGGTGGTATGCCTGCACGACGTGTATCTATGGGCAATCCAGCCCGAGATGATGTCAAAACCAGCGGCATCAAAATCCGTGGTACTGGTGCGGCTACTAAAGGCTTGATGGCCAGAGGCCCGATGGCATGAACTACACCGAGTTGTACAACACAATTCAGAGCTACACCGAGAATCAGTTCCCGGCTGTGTACCTTGCGAGTGGGAGTACTGTGTCCGCAACGACACAGATCAATACTTTTATCACGCAGGCTGAACAACGTATATACAACTCGGTTCAGTTCCCATCTATTCGCAAGAACCAGTACAGCGCAATTACTGCAAACAACAAGTACGTGTCTTTGCCCAACGACTTCTTGTCTGTGTATTCTTTGGCGTTGGTGACAGGTGTTACGGGCGCTGATTTAGATACAGGCACGTTTGAGTATTTACTCAACAAGGATGTGAACTTCATCCGTCAGGCGTACCCAACTCCAAATTCTACGGGCGAGCCAAAATATTACGCGCTGTTTGGCCCCACAATTGTCAGTTCAGCGATTACAAACGAGTTGTCTCTTATTCTTGGCCCCACGCCAGACGCGACGTATTACGTTGAGTTGCACTACTATTATTACCCTGAATCCATCACCACAGTGGCTTCTGGCCAGACATGGCTTGGTGACAACTTTGACACCGTGCTGTTGTACGGGTCTTTGGTGGAAGCCTACACCTTTATGAAGGGTGAGATGGATATCATTGCCGGGTACAACCAGAAGTACATGGAAGCACTTGCATTGGCCAAACGTCTAGGTGATGGTCTGGAGCGGAGCGATGCGTATCGCAGTGGGCAGTATCGGCAAGCGCCGCTACCACAGAATACTGGGGTTGTGTAATGGCATTCACAGGCAACTTTAGTTGCAATACTCTTCGATCAGGGCTGGCAAGCGGGTCGTTTGATTTCTCAACCGATGTCTTTTACTTGGCGTTGTACACCAACGCTGCCACGCTTGACCAGACCACCACAGCATATACCGCTACTGGAGAAGCAACGGGGGGCAACTATGCTGCTACAGGTCTGGTGGTAACAGCTACGGTTGGCACGGAGTCCACTTCTTCTGGAAGCATTGTGTTCGTCAACTTTTCCTCTCCGTCTTGGACGGGCGCGATCACCGCTAGGGGGGCGTTGATCTACAAAGCCGGGGCCAACGGCGCTGTGTGCGTGCTAGACTTCGGCAATGACAAGACATCTAGTGCAACTTTCACCGTGACGATGCCTGCTAACACCAGTACATCGGCACTCATTCGACTTGCTTAAAAGGAAACACACAAATGACTTTTTTCTCCTCTGTTCTTTCTGACCCACCAGAAGTAAAAATCACTAACAACCGCCCGTTAGAAAAAGATTTATACAAGATGATGTGGAGCCGTCCAGAATACAGAGTTGTAGCCCCTGGAGAGCATATTGCTCAAGAGTTCTTAGCGCAAGCCAAGCCCCCAAAAGGCGCGTCAGTTATTGACCTTGGTTGCGGTACAGGGCGCGGGTCACTGAATTTAGCATTTTTTGGTGGCATGAATGTCACTATGGTTGACTTTGCTGACAACTGCCTAGATGAAGACATCGTTCCAATGTTAAAAACGCAAAGCCACGCCATGCGCTTTGTAGAAGCGGATTTAAGCCAGCCACTACCAGTATCTGCCGCTTATGGTTTTTGCACGGATGTTATGGAGCATATTCGCCCACATCATGTAGACCGTGTGCTAGATAACTGTTTGGCTGCTTGCCAGCATGTGTTTTTTCAAATTGCCACAGAAGACGATGTAATGGGTCAACTGGTAGGCCACAAACTACACTTAACTGTACAGCCCTATTCATGGTGGTTGCAAAAGTTTAATGACCGCAAGTGCATCATCCACTGGTCCGAAGAGCGTGACGGATACTGCCTGTTTTATGTAACTGCATGGTCTTCTGGTGTAGATGTTGTGGAGATTGGTGTTATCAACTTGGATGAAGAAAAAATCAAGGCAAATGTCAAGCACAACATTTCTCTGGGTTTTCAACAGGTACAGCCATACCCAACAAATGATGTTGAATTGATGATTGTGGGTGGTGGGCCTTCTCTTGCTAAGAACATGGACAAGATCAAAGAACTCCGTGCAAACGGCGTTAAGTTGGTCGCAATCAACAATGCTTACCAATATTGTTTGGATAACGGCGTTACACCTTCTGCTTTTGTGATGGTGGACGGCAGGGAATTCAACAAGCGGTTTGTTGAGAATGTTGTAGATGACTGCAAATATTTCATGGCATCCCAGTGTGACCCATCTGTGTTTGATAAGTTACCAAAAGAACGTACTTACATTTGGCACACAAGCACTGAACTGCTTAATAATATTCTTGCAGAACAGTACGAAACATGGTTTCCCATCCCCGGCGGTTCTACGGTATTGCTTAGAGCAATCCCTTTGTTTAGAATGCTAGGGTTCAAGCGATTTCATCTGTTTGGATGCGATTCATGTTTAGAAGATGGCAAACACCATGCTTATGAACAGACGGAAAATGACGGACAAGTAGTAGCCCCAGTAAATGTTGGTGGAAAGATTTTCTACTGCAACCCTTGGATGATTTCGCAAGCACAAGAATTTATCGACCTGATTCGCATGTTGGGCGATGAAATTGAGTTAGAAGTGTATGGTGGGCTTCTCCACCATATTTTGGAAACTGGCGCATCATACGCCGAAATCAAGGAGATTTAACATGGCTGCAAGTGCATGGCAACTTTACAACTACGCTAAAAGATACATTGGCAACGGGACAATCACGCTCGGTGCTGGTGTTTTTAAAATGGTGTTGGCCCGTTCCGCAAGTAACGCATCTACATTTACGCTTAGTACGTACAGTCAAATAACAAACGAGATTTCCGCTACTGGCGGTTATGTTGTTGGTGGGCGTAACCTTGTTCCTGCAACGGCACAATGGACCGTTGGCGCGTCTGCAAAACAGATGAAGTACACGATGTCTACTATTGGCTTGACCTTTACAGCATCTGGCGCTTCATTGACAAATATAAAATATGCTATTCTCCGTAATTCCACGGGCGCGGGCGCGGGCAAGTTATTGTGTTTTTGTCAACTGTCTACCACCCAGTTCACAGTTACTTCGCCAAATACGTTAACTATCCTCCCAGCCGCTACTGGCATATTTACCTTAACCTAACAAGGTAATGCTCGTAAACTTGGGGGAACGACTTTTGTCCTTCCCCCTGTTGGGCATTAAGAGGTAACTATGTTTTCACAAGCACCGTTTTCCGGCGCACCGTTTTCGGGGCTGGGTGCGGATTCGCTTGTAAATACCAACATAACGCCTTTAGTAGGCGCATTAACGCTTACGGGCGTTGCCCCATCGTTACTAAGGCAGACGATCATTACGCCCGCTGTAGGGGCGTTAACTATCACAGGCATAGCACCATCGCTGCTTAGACAGACAATCATTACGCCTGCTGTAGGCTCTTTAACGCTTACAGGGATTGCCCCATCGCTACTAAGGCAAACAATAATCACGCCAAGCGTAGGCGCGTTGACTCTTACTGGTGTAGCGCCTACAGACATAGTTCAAACAATCATTACCCCAAGCGTAGGTTCGTTAACGCTTACGGGTGTCGCTCCAACCGATATTGTTCAAACAATAATCACGCCTGCTGTATGCTCTTTAACGCTTACAGGGATTGCGCCTTCTCTACTAAGGCAAACAATTATCACGCCAAGCGTAGGCGCATTAACGCTTACAGGCGTAGCACCTACAGACATAGTTCAAACGATTATTACGCCAAGCGTTGGCGCGTTGACTATTACTGGTATAGCGCCTTCTCTACTAAGACAGACAATTATCACGCCAAGCGTAGGTACCTTAACGCTTGCAGGTATAGCCCCATCGCTACTAAGGCAAACAATAATCACGCCAAGCGTAGGCGCGTTGACTCTTACTGGTGTAGCACCATCGCTATTAAGACAGACGATTATTACGCCCGCTGTTGGGTCGTTGACTATTACTGGCGTTGCGCCTTCGCTATTACGTCAGACAATCATCACACCTGCTGTTGGGTCGGTAACGGCTACTGGCATAGCACCATCGCTTTTTAGACAGACAATCATTACCCCTAGCGTTGGGGCACTGACACTTGCAGGCGTAGCGCCAATTACTGTTACAGGGCCAATCGTAGCCCCGTTTGTAGGTTCATTAACTATTACAGGCGTGGCCCCATCGTTATTTAGACAAACATTTATCACGCCAAGCGTTGGCTCGCTGACTGTTGCTGGCGTAGCACCATCGTTACTAAGGCAGACCATCATTACCCCGTCTGTAGGAGCATTGACTCTTACCGGTGTAACCCCATCGCTATTAAGACAGACCATCATTACC